TTGTCATTTACTATCCTTTTAGTTCGTGATCAAATAATCTCATTGCAATCTTATCTTCACCAAATGATTCTAATTGATCAACTAAGTTTTGAACTTTACCCATTTCTTCTTGTTGTTCAGTTAAGAATTTCATAGCTAATTGATATAATAAGTGATTACTATATTTCATAGCATGTGATGCTAACTCATTACATTGTTTAGTAATAAGTACTTCATGTGCAAATGATTGTCTAATAATATCAGGTAAACCTGCAAACATTAAAGGTGGTTCTTTTAATGCTGAAGTCTTAGGTGTAATACCCATATCCAATAAGAACTCTTTAGCCCATCCTGCGTGTACCATTTCTCCATCAGAATCTGTTTTCCATACTGCTGCTGCACCAAAATAACCATTGTTATTTAACCACAAAGACATTGCTTGATAAACTCTACTAGAGTATTCTTCTTGTTCAATTCTAAAGTTTAGTATATCTATACATTCTTTAGACATAAAAGGATTTTTAATTCCTGTTGGTTTAAAAGTAGGTATTGCCATTATTTCTTATTGTTTTTAGATTTAGCCGCAGCTATTTTCATTCTTTCTATTTCCATTTTTTTATCCATCATCAACTTATCAGCTGCATGTTTTTTATTAGATAATTCAATTTGATTTTTGTTCTGAACTTTTATAGCTTCCAATTTCTTGTTTTCAAGCTCATTTCTGAGCTTCATTTCCTTATCTTTAAATGCTAATTGAGCTTCATGTTTAGATTTATCATGACCTAACTTAGATTGTTCCATAAAAGATCTAGAAGATAACTCTTGTTGTTTTAAAGCATTAGCTGCAATTTCTGATGAATCAGGAATACCATTATCATTAAGATCTAAATCTTGTTGCTTATTGTATACAGCAATCTCAGCTACTTGTATTTTAGTAGCATTAATTTCTTCTGCAATGTATCTTTCTTGATCTAATTTAAGATGGTCAAATTCAACTTGTTCAGCATGCATTTGTTGTTGCATTTGTTCAATCTTCATTTCATGTTCTTGTTGAGCTTTACCGTTTTCAGACTGACGTTGATAGAATTCTTCTTCTTTACGTTGTAACAATCTAACAATATCTCTTGGAGAATCATTCATTAATGTTTCAACAATTGCAGATAAGTCTACTTTTTCAGATTGTAATGCTACTTGAACTAACTGATCTAACTTAGCTTTTAATTCTAAATCTTTAGTGTTGTTAGTTACAAATACATTAAACTCAGAGTTTTCAAATTCATTCTCTTCTAGAGTTAGCATTTCAATAGCCATATCATCTAGAACATATTGAGCAGCTAATCCTTTTTTATAACAGATTTTAGCTACTTCAATCATTGCTGTGTAAGCTCTACGTTTTACTTCAGCATGACCTTCATATAAATATTCAGTAATTAGAGAAGATTGATTAACAGATCTTTCTACGTTACCAACTAATTCAGAGTTGTTAATAGCACCTAATCTTTGTGGAGTAACTCCAGATACAAATGCTACTTGTGTTTTAATATAATCCAACATATTGATATACTGTTGGATAGATTGACTAAGACTTAAATCTATTGCTTGGAACTGATTAAACTTATTAGCTAATTGTCCAGTAGCAGAACCCTTTTTACCTTCTTCAAAACTATTGATAAAGGCAATATTCATTTCTTTTAAATAGTATAACCATCTGTCAATGTCAATACCATGACTTTCAGGTATTTGAGCTAAGTCCATTATAAACTTCTTACCTTGATCAGAAGCAAATGCTATCTCTAATCTGTAAGATATAATATCATATAAATATTGGTAAGGTTTTAACCTGTCTATCAAACTAACAGATTGTGAGTTTGTAGCTTCATAAATAAAGCCTGTGTAACCCAATCTACAAAAGTAAGGATTATCTAGTCTACGTCTTTGGTTAGGTTTAGGTTTAATATCTGTGAAGATATCTAATCCTATTTTAACACCTTCCCAAGCTTCATTGATCCAATACCATTCTACCTTAGCATCAGGAAATGCTTCCTTAAATACTCTTGTATTAAATACTTCATCAACTATCTCTGTTTGTGGAGCACCATCTTCGTCTGTCCAAGTTAATTCACCAATCTTCTTCATTGATTTCCATTCAACTCTTGTTACTCTGATAGAATAGTTATTACTATTATTACCATTATAAGCATTAGTTGGTGTAATACCAGCAAAAGCATTTTGACCATTAACTACGTCAAACTGAGGTTCAAATCCACCTGCAGTATTAAAAGAACCAAAGGTTCCTCTTGTATAATTTTCTAATTTGTCTACATCATCTTTAGATAATATGTCACCATATTCATCTAAGATAGTGTTGATAGCTAACATTCTTTCTTCTACTACTGCTATAGCGTCATCTACAAATGTAGTGTCACCATCAAGTATTACTGTTAAGTTAACTGGGTTAACTCTACGCATAGCTACTTCAGCATTTTCAATACCTACCCAATAAACTTCTTCTCCTGCAATTAATGCATCTTTCCATCCTTGAGAAAACAATAACCTAGTGTTAAGTTTTTTCTTAAGAACCTTTAATACCTTATTAGCCTTAGACTCAATTATGTCCGAGGGCGTGTATTTCTCATGCTTAAGAATTTCTTCAGGCGGAGGAGGAGGATTGTTAGGGTCAGCGTTAGGATCAATTTGATAAGCCAAACCTTGTTGCAAAGCTTGGAAAATCTTTTCTTTAACAGCCGTTGTTTTACGATTAAGGTCATCTGGAGATTCTGATATTACAATGTGATTATCTGGTCTTTTAGTTTCTTCACCTATTAGTAATCTAATTGGTTCTGAAATTATATCATAATGTTGAAATCTTGCTGCAAAAGTACTAGATGTGTTTACACCTAATGGATCACAGATAGTTTCAATATCTTTATGGTTTACTTTACCATTATATAAGTCATAGTTAATTAACTTTTTAAATCTGTCTGATCTTAAGTTACTACCATTTGTATATCTATAATTTGAATAATAATTTATACAAGACTTACCCCATTCTTTGTCTTTACTAGACATTGGTAACTTTTGTTGCGGTAAATTCTGACCACCTAAATTGGCATATATATCTTGGCTCATTAGTTTCTGCTTGGGTTAAATTGAGAGTTCGCTCCTTTAAATATACGGTTTTTCTTGTATATTCTTTCAAGGAAATCACCTGTTGTAGATTTCATATCTAATAGCTCTTCCACATGAATTCTGTGTAATTCGTATGTTTGTAATACGCATAGCATAACTGCAATAACTCTATCTGTGTTAATATCTCTATCATAAGCTATTAATTCTTTTAATAATGGGATTGATTTAATTGTTTGGAATCTTACTACTTTAGTTCCTTCTGTTTCACCATCAACTTCTTCATATAACCATTTCTTTAAATATAGTTCACATTGATCTTTGATTCCACTAGATCCATTGCTACCTCTATTCATATGTATTCCATAACCACGTTGTACTCTAGAATCTTTTACCATATCTCTAATAATACCTGGTTGTTCACACATATATTGTAAAGCATTCTTTTGTTCAAAGTATACCTTTAAACCTTTTAACTGGTTCTCGTACAGTACTTTAGCATTATAATACATACATAGTTTTCTACAGTTTTCATAAAATTGTTCTGCAGTATCAGGTCTAGAAGTATATTCAGCTACAATAATATCATGAGTTCTGTCTGCTCTATAGAATCTTTTATAAACAAAGAATGATCCTAATGAACCAGACTCTGACTTATCTTGATCATAAGGGTCACATCCAGCTATATACAAATAGTTAGGTATTTCTCCATTTTCTTGTTTCTCAGGATGTTCCCATATAGCAGCACAACTATCTGTTGTAAAATTCTCACCTGCTTTAGGATCTTTCCTTAATGGAAAGTCTGTTATATAAATTAAATCACTATTTAATCTCCATTTAACTTCTCCTTTGTCAAAGTATAATTCTCCTTTTTGAGCTTGTCCTCTAAGACTAGGTGTATTTTCTAATTGACCTAACCACTCTAACATTTCTGGTGAACCAAACACATTACCTTTGTTTCTTAAGAAGGCTTCTTTCCAACTTAATGGAAACTGTGTAGTTATATTATGAATTGCTTTAGGATCTAATCCTGTTTTAGCACTATTTCTTAACCATTCAATATCATGTTCAGCAGCTTCATGATTAGAATTACCATCTGCATCAACCATAGGTTGTTTATACCATTTAGATTCTGGATTAAGACATACACCTAATCTACCTTTGCTAGCAGAACTAAAAAATCCTGTTGAACTGTTAGGATTAAATGGATCTTCAAATGATAGCATATTATACTTATTAGGATTGGTAAACATCTCATAGAAATATTTACTACCTGAATCCATATCTCCTGAAGAACCAAATACTAAGGCTACTCCAGTATAAGTACTACCATCTTTGATCAATGGTTCTGTATATCCGTAGGAATCTACAATGTTATTAAATACACCTGCTTCATCTAAGATTAACCAACTAGCACTTAACCCAACAGCGGCTGTAGGATTATCTTTAAATGATATTGCTTTAACTTCTGAGTTAAATCCTTTCCAAACTTTAACACCACCAACTGTTGCTTGATATCTAGCTTTAATAAAGTCTTTTAGATCAGGATTACGTTGTTTTCTAAACTCTGTATTAGTGTTAATAAAGTTAGAATTGTCAACTACCATGTTCATAGTATTCTGACTGAATGAACTAAAAAATGCTCCAATTACAGCTTTACTATCTGGATAAAAATAGAACTCATGTGTACATATTGCAGCAGCTTTATAAGACCAACCTTGACGTCGACCTTTTACTGCAACTAAAGATTTTTGATTTAATCTACAATATTCTACCATGTGGAAGAACTCATAATCTAAATCTATAAACCTAGGAAAGATCTTAGATTTCTTTCCAGTCTTTTCATTAAGACCTAATATTGGACAGAAATTTAAGTAAAAGAAATGTTGACCTGTAATAGTTTGACCACATGAATTAGTAAATCCTTCTAAACAAACATCTCTAACACCTTGCCAAAAATCTAAGTATTCCATAGTACCTGGAATAGCACTAGTGTACATTCCTGTTTTATTGTATTGTTCTGCTAAGTAAGAAAACTCTTTAGTCTTTTGAAAGTAATCTACACAAGCAATATACTGATTATCATTCTTCATAATTATTCAAATAAACCTAATGTTGCAGCTCCACGGACAGTATCCCCAGACGCTTGTTCTTTACTACAGTTGTTTAATGCTGCTTGAATAGCTTCTTGCACTTTAGGCATTGCAATAATACTATCTGTTATCTTTTTAATATTGTCCTCGTTATACTCTACGGTTTTAAAGAAGTCCTCCATCTTATTAATAGATTCTTGAACTGATCTAAACAACTTCATTGCCGGAGTTGTATTAACTGTTTCATACATCTTGATACACTCTTCTAGTTCTTTAGTTAACTTAAATTTATCATCTTTAATAATATGACTTAAGATTAACTTAGATCTATCTGTATTACTATGTTGAAAGAAAGGTGATTTATATGAAGCATAATACCATGTGTATTTAATCATATTAAATGCATGTGTTTTATCTTTAGATTTATCTTTCTCCCAAATAGATTTAAATGGTTCTATAACCAAACACTCTGGAGCTACAATAACTTTACTATCAACTAAATCTATTATTTTAATCATTGTATAATATTATGACATTTGTTTTTCAAATTCTGATAAACCACAAGCTTCTAAACATTCTACTGTTATTTGTTCAGGATACATTTTAAAATATAATTCATTATATAATGTTGTGTATTTTATAATTTTACCTCTTTTAATATTTACGTTTATATCATATGATGTATGATACCAACCATGAAATATTTCTATTGTTTCTTTTTTTTGAAATAAACTATAATATTTAATTATTAATTTATAGCATTGTAGCCTTAATTTGTTCATTGTGTTAGTTTTTAATTTTCAATCGTTTAAATTTAGTATGTGCTTGTTCAAAGAACTCAAAGTTTTCTGATATAAAGTAACCATACATATAAGCATATGGTTCATTAGGTTGTTTTCTTTGATAATATATATCTCTAGATTCTAATACTTCCTGTATCAAATGCATTGTTTCATGAGCAATAGTAGCCCAGTATTCTTTCTTATCTAATGTATATCCTACTACTAAGTAATATATTTGTCTATCAATTAAAGGTGAATTATCTGAATTACAGAACCCTCCCATATTAGATAAATCCTCATCTTCTGTAATACCATAAGTATCAGTAAGATGCTTTACTGCTTCATTCATTGTAATAGTAACTTGAATGCTAACTAAACAATCATATATAGGTATTATTATTTCTTTATGCATTATTATATCCTTTAATAGTTAATGGAGTAAAGTAATCTTCTTTAAGCTTTTTATAAGGTATCTTAAGTTTATAGTATTCACTATCATATTTACAAGTAGTGTATTTATTCATAACCTTGCCTTTACCATTAACATGTTCTTCAATCTGCATACTTTCTATTACAAATAATCTTTTCTGAAATACTCTCATAGGTACATATTTAGCAATAGATCTACCTTTTTCAGGTATAGGATATTGAGATATGCAAACTAGTTCTATTATCATATTAATTGTTTTTGTAAGTTTTACCTTTTAGTAATCTTTGTATTGTAATAGTACTTACATTTAATTCTTTTGCTAAGATACGAATATTCATACATTTAACACCTTTTATTATTGCTTTTTCTTTAATATATTTTATATTTTCAATAGTTAATTTTGAAGTTATTGAATTAGTTCCACTATATTTTAAAGATAACTTATCTTTGTATTCTTGAGAAGATTGTCTTTTAGTAGCAGCAATACTTATTTTTAATCTACTTTCTTTTGACATTTTAACACATCCAGGATGTATTGTATTTTCTGTTAAATTAAAACCATTATAAAAACTATTGTATGTTTTAATTTCAATAGCTTCAATTTTTCTTAATTCTTGTTCTGTTATATTATTATTTACATAATGAATACAAAAATTAAAATCTAATATACCATATTTATTTACATGATTTTGTAATTTTTTATTATGGTGATTATTATTTAATAATCTATTATAATGTTCTCCACATCTTTTTTTAAGATTTTTAGAAGAACCAATATAATATTGATCTGGTTTATTATCAAACCAAATCATGTATATCCCTTTATCTTTTGTAATAAAAGGTTTATTATATTTTGCTAACTTTTCCATCGTCCTTTTGGACATTTCTTATAAGGGGCTCTTGTAGCAGCTATAATTGGACATCCACATCCACCCATACTAGAACTACAAACATTATTTATATTTGTTGGACAAGTTGAACAAACAGTAGCTCTTTCTAATGCTAAAGCTTCTATTTCTGGATTTTCCCATATTACATTACTCCATCCTTGAATAATATCTTTTAATTTACTCATCTTCCTTTGGTTTTA